ATAAACAAGGTGAATTGAAAATAGGTTCTGTTCAAGATAGATTAGAAGATTTGAAAAATCCTATTGATGAATTTTTTGTTATTACTAACATAGAAACATTACGAAATGATGAAATTATAAAAGAATTAAATAATAATAAAATTAATACTTTTGATATGATGGTTGTAGATGAATTGCATACTTGTAAATCACCTACTTCTACTCAAGGTAAACATTTATTAAAATTATCTGCAAAATATATGATAGGATTAACTGGAACATTACTTTTAAACAATCCTTTAGATGCATATGTTCCATTAAAATGGATTGGTGCAGATAATTCTACTTATACTAATTTTAAGTTTTATTATTGTATTTATTCTGGATTATTTAATAATATTTTATCTGGATATAAAAATTTAGAAGTATTAAAAGATGAATTATCATTATATTCATTAAGACGAACAAAAGATTTACTTGATTTACCTCCAAAAACAATCATTCATGAATACTTAGAAATGGATGATAATCAATCTAATTTTTATTCGAATATCGTTGCTGGGATTGTTTCAGAAGTAGATAAAGTACATATTAATACTTCTACAATTTTATCAATGTGTACACGATTAAGACAAGTTACTGCTTGTCCTTCTATGCTTACTACAGAAAATATAGCATCTGTAAAAATACAACGTGCTGTAGATTTAGCAAAACAAATTACTGCAGCAGGAGATAAAGTTGTAATATTTTCTGTATTTAAAGAAACATTAAATAAAATAATGGAAGAATTAAAAGATTGTAATCCATTATTATGTACTGGAGATGTAAAAGATGATATAATTGCAAAAAATATTGATGATTTTCAAACAAATTATCATAACAAGGTTATGTGTGCTACTGTGTCTAAAATGGGTACTGGTATAACATTAACTCGTGCTTCTTATGCTATTTTTATAGATACACCTTGGACGGCAGCACAAGCTCAACAATGTGAAGATAGAATTTATAGAATTGGATCTGAAAATCCAGTATTTATTTATTATTTGTGGACTAAAGATACAATTGATGAAAGAGTAAAAGAAATTTTAGAAGATAAAGAAGCAATTGCAGACTTTATTGTTGATGATAAAATTTCTAACAAATCAATTGAAAATTTAAAAAAATATATTTTGGATTTGTAATTTTGTATTTACATTTGGTCTGACCTGTAATATAATGATATTATCAAACAGGAGGGACAAATATGTTAATTGAATTATTAAGTAATAGCAATAATCAAACTTATAATGTGTGGCTGGCACATAAAATAGGGTTGAATGTTGCTATTTATTTTTCTGTTTTATTAGATGATTATAAACTTTCATTAGGAGAAGGTACAGTAGATGATAATCAATTTTTTACTCCTAATAGAGAGTTTATAACTGCAAAAACTACATTTACAGAAACTGAACAACTTAATTTTGAAGATTGTCTTCGTAAATTAGGATTCATTACCCTTTCAAAAGATAAATTAAAATGCAAACTTAATTTAACATTATTTGTTGGCATGATGAACGCAGAAAATAAAGATATAGATTTATTTTGTTCAAAAGTTAAAGCAACTTCACTTGATAAAAATGAAGGTATATTAATAGGTGTGAAGAAGAAAATTAATAAAAATTATCCTGGAAATGTACAAAATGCTTTAAGTGAGTGGTTAAATACAATAAATGAAAAATATGGATATGTAAATAAAACAATGATTACTCAAGCTCAAAAGCAATTAGATAAAATTATATATTCAGATTTAAATAAAGCGTTAGAAATAATTGAAATTGCTACTGTTCAAGCTTATAGAGATATGTCGTGGGCATTTATACGATACGATGAGTTACATAAAAATGATAAAATAAATACAAATGTGCAAATAATAAACAATCAAAATTTGAGTGAAGAATATTTTTAAGCATGGAAAAGAAACTTATCACAAAAGAACAATGTTATGTACAAGATAAATGTAAAAAATATTTACAAAATACTTGTGAAGATTTATTTTGTATTCGATTGTATAAAATAGATGAATTATATAACCAATCTTTATTATCATTTGACCAAAGGCATTTATTAAAGTTAAGGTTGGATGAAAATAGAATTGATGAAGCAGCTTATAAACTCCTACAAGAATATACTAAAAATATTATAGATTTTATATCTACAGGAAAAAATCTATATATTTATTCTTCTAATACAGGTAACGGAAAAACAAGTTGGGCCATTAAATTTATACAAGCTTATATACAAAAAATATGGGCTAGTTCTGATTTAGTGTGCAGGGCATTGTTTATAAGTGTTCCTAGATTTACTCGGGAATTAAAATTAAACATTACATCTCATAGTGATTATATACAGCATATAAATGATAATGTATTAAATGCTGATTTAGTTATTTGGGATGATATAGCCATAAAAACAACAACAGAATTTGAGCATGAACAATTAATTTCTATAATTGATTCCAGATTAGAATCAAATAAAAGTAATATTTTTACATCAAGTATACCACCACAGGATTTAACAAACTATCTGGGGGCTCGGTTGACAAGTAGAATAATTGGTTCTTCAATAATTGTTGCTTTTCAAGGAGCAGATAAACGAGGGTGGAATAAATGATTCAGGAACAATTTTTAAATTATATTTTACAAACACAAGATAGTTCATTAATTACATTAAATAATTTAACAAAAGAATTTTTTACTGACTATACATCTGAATATGATTTTATACTTAATCATTTAAGCAATTATGGGAAAGTGCCAGATTTAACAACCTTTGTATCTGAATTTCCTAATTTTGATGTTTTCCAAGTAAATGAGCCTGCTAATTATTTAGTTGATAAATTATATGATGATAGAAATTCAAGAAAATTAGCGTCATTATTTAATAAAATAAGAGAAGAATTTAATGCAGGAGATATTGATTCTGCTATGAATACATATCTTTCTTCAATGGAAGATATGGCACAAGCAAAACATATTGAAAGCATTGATATACTAAGGGACACTTCACGATACGATGATTATATTGACAGAACTGAAGATTGGAAAAAATTCTTTGTAAAAACAGGGTTTCCCGAACTTGACCAAATTATTGGTGGCTGGGATAGAAAAGAAGAACTTGCGACTATTGTTGCTCGTTCAAATATGGGTAAATCTTGGATATTGATAAAATGTGCTTGTGCTGCTGCTGAACAAGGGTTAAGGGTCGGTATTTATTCTGGAGAAATGTCAGCAAGAAAAGTGGGTTATAGAGTTGACACATTAATTGGGCATATTTCTAATACTGCATTAACTAAAGGTAAACGAGAAATTCAAAATGAATATAAAAAATTTCTTGATTCTTTGCCAGAAAAATATCCAGGAGTAATAAAAGTACTAACTCCTACTATGATTGGAGGACCAGCTGGAGTAACAGCTTTGAGAGCTTTTATAGAAAAAGATAATCTTGATATTTTATTTGTTGACCAGCATTCTTTACTTGAAGATGATAGAAAAGCAAAAAATCCTGTAGAAAAAGCAAGTAATATTTCAAAAGATTTAAAAAATTTACAAGTATTAAAACAAGTTCCTATAATTTCAGTATCACAACAAAACAGAACAAGTACTGAAAATGGAGTGGGTCTTGAACATGTAGCTCAGTCAGACAGAATTGCTCAAGATAGTACTATAGTGTTATTTTTTGAACAGAAAGATGGAATAATTAAAATGCATTTGGTTAAATCAAGAGATTCAGCAAATATGAAAGATTTATCCTATGCAGTTGATTTTGAACATGGAATTTTTTCTTATATTCCTGAAGAAAATAATGCACTTGATGGACAAGGTGCAACTGAATTATTACAAGAATATGAAGAAGATGTATTTTAATTTAGGGGGTGATGTATGATTGACACAATCGTTATAGTTGTATTATTATTTATTATGGTTATTTTATGTACATTAATTTATTTATTTGTAACTGAAATGCCAAATGTGGAGAAAGAAAGGAAAAGAATGCATGAAAGTCAGACTAACTATTCTCACAGAAAATAATCACCCTGTTTCATCGATAGGACCTGTTACTCCAGAAGTTTTAGAAACAGTTCGTGGAGTTTGGCAAAAGATTTTTGATTACATTGCTGACCCCGATGAGGAAGAACGTGCAATTGTTGAATCTGTAGAGATATTAGGAGATTAAATTATGCCTAAAGTAGAATTAATTGGTTTATATGGTTTAGAACAAAGTGTGATGGGAAGTAAGTTTCCGATGTCAGTTGATGTAAATTCTTTAACAGAAGATATTACGGATACAGTAACTAAATTGGCTTCTTCTCCTATAGGAAGTGGCCATGATAATTTTTTAAATGGTATTACTGTAATTTTTGATTTAACATTTTCAAATAAAGCATGGGTTGAAGCTGAAAGATATAGGTTTTTAAATTTTATATCTAGTCAATCTACTATGCATAGAATTTCTCAATTTGATATAAGAAAATCATGCAATGGTTATGTTACTGAAACTATCGTTAATGAATGTGAAAAACTATTATATGCATATAATAAAGACCCAAATCCTCAAAACTATTTAACATTATTATATAATATACCCAGTGGATTTGAATTAACTGCCAGAATGATAACTAATTATAGATGTCTTAAAAATATATACCAGCAAAGAAAAAATCATAAATTACCAGATTGGCAAGTGTTTTGTAAATGGTGTGAAACTTTACCACATTTTAAAGATTGGTTTTGTAAATAAGGAGTAAATATATGTATGAATGTTTTCATTGTGGAGAAAAATCTGTAATTTGGGATAATGATTTTACTTTTGAAGATTTTGGTTATGAAGGAGAAGGTATAATTCATTGTTGTCATTGTACAAATTGTGGAGCAGAAATAGAATATAGAATTTTATTAGATAATAATGGAACTGATTCTTTATAACAGAGTTATTGATACTGATATTGAAGAAATAATTACCAAATTAAAAATAGAAAGTGAAGGTAAATATTTTAGAGATATAAAAAGAAAATCTGAATATATATCTATTTCTTGTCCATTTCATAAAGATGGACAAGAACATAAACCTTCATGTTCAGTATATAATAAATCTAATAATCCTAAAATTGTATATGGTACATTCAACTGTTTTACTTGTCATGAGAAAGGACCGCTATATAAACTAGTGGCTAAATCCTTAAATATATCTTATGAAGAAGCAAAACATTGGTTGATTGATAATTTTTCTAGTACATATGAAGATAAAAGATTAGTATTAGATGACTTTGAAATGACTTCTAGTAAGCAAAACAATTATTTAGATGAATCTATACTAGAACAATTTTCATATTTTCACCCATATCAATTTAAAAGAGGTTTAACTGAAGAAGTTATACGAAAATTCAAAATAGGATATAATCAAAAAACTAATGCAATTACTTTCCCTGTTTGGGATGATACCAATCATTTAATTGGGATTACTGAAAGAAGTGTAGTAGGTAAACAATTTTATATTCCTAAAAATTTTGAAAAACCCGTATATTTACTTAATTATATAAAACAGAATAATATTACCGAAGTAATTGTGTGTGAAGGTCCTATAGATGCTTTAGTATCCTGGTCCAGAGGTTTTCCTGCTGTAGCTTTATTTGGAGCTGGAACTACTGATAAACAAATTGAATTACTAAATCATAGTGGTATAAGGCATTTTATATTAATGTATGATAATGATTTAGCAGGGCAACACGGTGCTATGAGATTAAAAAACGGTTTATCATCGGATAAAATGATAACAGAAATTATTATGCCTAAAAGTAAAGATATAGCAAGTTGTACAACAGAAGAATTTATAAATATTTTAAAAGATAATGGTATTAACACAAATAAAATGTATTTACATTATATTTAGTGTGTGATATAATACAAACATAAATTAATGCTTAACTTATAACAAAAATGAGGTGAAAAAT